GCTGATATAATTCTTGACTACTGGCGGTACGTCATCTTGGGCTTGCCCATTAGGCACTTGCCCATTAGCTTGCTGCGTTTGCTGCGTCTGAGTTTGTTGCTGCAAGAATTGGTATAATGCATTTGGATCGATGCCGTAAGCTGCCAAAAGGCGTGCCGGCTCATACTTGTAACTCTGTAAAAGAGCTGGGAAGGCTTGATCTGGGTTTTTGGCTAAAGCATCGAACCATGCAAATAGCTGTGAAACTGCCTGGGCTGGGGTCTTTTGAAACTGTTTGATAACTGGCGCATAAGGTGCAATAGCTTCATCAATTTCTTTATATTGAGTTTTAAGGGATTCAACCCCCTTTTGCATATCAGTTTCACGCTTAAGAACTTCCTTCTTTATGCGCTCAGGAAGTTCAGCCCATGATTCCTTAGCTTCCCTAGTCCAAGATGTAGGTGCTGTTTCTTCAGCAGCCTTCTTTTCAGATTTGCCCGTCCCAGCTTCGGTCTCAGGTGGCTCTTCTTCACGTACACGTTCACGAGGTCGCTCTTCCTGAGCATCATCCTGACGGGCATCATCAAACGTTTGCCTGATAGTGTCCCTTACAGATGGTCTATCTTTCCGACTATCCCTATCCCTGTCACGATCACGATCACGATCACGATCACGATCATAACCAAAATTATCGCGATCAGAACTTGTGTCAGCCTCCGGTGGTATGCGCGTGGTGGAGGTATCAACTTCTTGATTGAGGTCCATGTTCAACATTCCTTACCGACGAATTCCATTTCTAAGTTCATATATAGCTCGCCGTATATCATCACGGCGCTTGGCTCTATCCAAAGGTATTGGCTTTCGCGGCTTAAGTAAAGTCGGAATCTCTGATCCGTACTCTATACAACCTGCGGCCTTTGTGGCTTTTCTAAACTCTGACTTACTTTCATAATAATTGCCATCAGCCATGTGACGGGTAGAGTCCATAGTATCGCTGATAACATTGGCAGCACTATCAGTTTGATACTGAGGTTCCGCAAAACGTTTATCTACTAATTCACCATTTCTGATTACATACGTTGGCATTACGGAAATTCCTTATCTAGCTCTGACCTCATAACCGCTCCAACCGATCCACCATAATATTCTATGTCAGCTATTCCATGTATTGTTATCTGCTTTGTCTCGCCTTGATATTGAACCGTATAATTCATAGTATTAGTGTTTGGAACATACCATTCTGAAATGCTGTAGCCTATTGTGCCAAACTTTTTGTCACAGACAGTTTCCATTATTGATTTAAAAATGCTCATTGGCTTCTCGGCTTGTTGGATGCACTCAATTTTGCCCTAGCCAACTTATGCTGCATATTGCCTTGTTCCATACTTCGATTATGTTCTACGCGGCCCTGCTCAATTTCATGCTGCTGTTGCTCGCGCTGCATTTGCAGATCTTGATCGTGTTGCTGTTGTTGTGCGTACAACTTTTGCTGGTCAAATAGACCTTGCTGATGCATCTTTTGCTGTTCTTGATTATGCTCCATGCCCATACTTTGTATATTATGGTCATGCTCTTCACGCTGCATCTGCATCTTTTGCTGATCCTGCGCATGTTGCATATGCATACCCTGCATATCTAAGACTGATTTATGTTGATCCATTACTGATTGTTGTTGTGCCGTATGTGCCTTTAACCCTTCAGTCTGGAGCTGGGCTTGTGCTTTCATCTTTTCAATTTGAAGTCGGATTAATTCAATTTCCATCTCCATATGACGCATCTGCATATCAAGCTGTTTCTGCTGTGTATCGGCTGCCGAATTCTGTAATTCACCCTGATTTTCAATATGCTGCCGTTGGACCTCAGCCTGGGCTTTCTGTTGGTCACTTTGTATCTTAAAATGCTGCCCTTGAATATCGGCCTGGGCTTTCATCATATCGGCCTGGGCTTTCATTTGCATCGGATTTGGCATCTGTTGTGCCATCTGTTGGTGCATCTTAGCAGCTACCACAGCCTCATCACAGAAATCCTCAATGGCTTGTTCTAACTCGCGTCCGATGTTAAAACCTCTAACTCCAAATTGGAGGAATTTTCCGAGCAATGGTGTTGCTTGAGGCAATTGTGCACCAATCACCATGCTCTGTTGAAGAAACTGGGTGACTGATGCTATAAATGCTGTTCTGTCAGCCTTTTCCTGTTGAGTGTCAGCATATATTGTCGACTCAACTTCAATTTCAACTCTAAACCCTAATAATTTCTCATCCCTGATAAGGCGTATTGATCTGGCAATTCTTTCAAAGCCCTGTATTTTATCTATTAGTTCAGTAGGCAGACCTGGGTTTGAAGGTGCATTATTAGGGGGCATACGTCCCTGGAAGCCAAAACTTGGCGCGGCAGGTGGCGTTGGCCTAGCTGGGAGACCGGGAATAGGTGGCGGTCCAGGGGGCTGAGCACCTGGAATTGAGGGCATTCCTGGGGTAAGGCCAGTTGGCGGCATTCCTGGCATTGGCGCACCAGGCATACCTCCTGGGGGCATGCCCCCTGGCATTTGAGGCATTGGACCTGGGGGGACTGGACCGGGCGGCCTTGGTGGTACGCTGCCTGGACCTACACCACTGCCACCCGGTCCCCCTGGCACGGAGGAGGTGCCAATCAAACCTGACGTTGGATAACCGCCTTGACCTTCTGTCACAGGTCCAGAAGGCAAATCCGTCTGAAGTAACATATCATGTGTAGCTACATCCATAGTGCCCAGACCTTGCTCATAGAGAGCCCCAGATACTTCTATGAGCGATTGAGCACTGAAATGCCGACACATAATATCGGCCATGATCTTCAACACGTCACGTGCAAATCTGACAACTTCATTCTGACGCGCTTGAAGCCTTGTACCTGAAGCATTTGATTTAAGACGCTGCCCACCCAAAGTTTCACGGGCGTCAGTCGTTCCACGCATAATATCGTTAATACCAGTAAGGCGGTCCATCTCAATAAGAGCACGTTCTTTTATTTTAGTAAGCTCTTCAATAACTCCCATTATTTCTTTAAGCGGAATAAAACTGAGGTTACCGGCTATACCGCCTTTCTCAGCAAAAGCTGCCCAGTCATCGACTGGGATCATTTCATTTTCAACAGACTCATTAAATAACCGTTGGATACCTTTAGCTGCCGAATTGTAAACACCGGCAACTTTACAGGCTTTAGCTAACATAGAAATGCGCTGGGTTAATTCATCTATCTGAATTGCCTGGTCTTGATACTGTATAAAATCAGGCACAGGTACCAGAGTATTATTAGTAGGGTTAGCGTATAAGGGTTTGGGGCATGGAAAGAAAGATTCAAGTTTGAGGGGATCGTCTTTACGGTCACAAAGGTAATGATACCCTTCAGCAATCCATACGACTTCTTCTTTGGTTCTATCCCATATTTCAAATATCTGTGCTTTTTCCTCAATCGCATGGCCATGCGCCGAATCCTCCTGGCGGCGAGTCCTGCGATCATCCTTCTGAAAAGGTAAAGCTCGGCCAATTTCATCGCCAAACCTCCTCTTCATTTGCTCACGAGTCATATAAACCCGCTTACCTACAGCAGTAACTTCCTTCCATATACGTGCTTTTGATGGGAATGTATAAAAGTCAGTCCATTGAATGTAATCAACAGGTGTTGATTCCCGTGTTACTCGGATGCCAGTTTCCCTTAATTTTTCTTCCTCTTCAGATTCATCAGGGGATTCAATCGGACCTTGAGAATCGGTCTGATCCATTTCATCATCAGTTGGAATTGATGACCCTTCACCAAATTCAGGTTCGTACCTTACCCAAACTGAACCACGCCCTGGTAATAGATAATCACGCAAAGCTTGACGCATTGATTCATCAAAGCCGCATATTTCCATTTCATTCCTAAGAGCACGCTCAAGCATTTGAGCAGCACCGCGCCCTACCGGATCTTTATCCCTAAACCTACGTTCGCATACAGGAACTGGTGGCCTTCCATAAAGAGCTGGTGTAAGTATTTCAACATTAGCCCAAAGTGAATTAACGTGCCGTTGACCTTCTTCATCTACACGGCTGCGTTCATCCCTGTACCGTTTTTCAATCGTAGTACCGCGCTTGAGCCAACGTTTGAACTCACGGTCGTCATCTACATCAATAACTTGATTAATCCAGAACGATGCCAGTCTGCGGCTCATAGCCCCGCCATCAGGCCCAGCCAATGGGTCCAAGTCTACCTTTAAGTATTTAGGTTTGGACTTATCGGGCTGATCGCCAATACCAATATCTGCTGGGTCTGCCATTATGATTTCAGTTTATGGGCCACATCTAGTATGAATTTTTCACGTTCAGATACCAATGTTTCACGTGAAACTAATGCTGCATATCTTTTATCTATATCCACAGCTTTAGCTTCAGACGCTTGGTCACGTTGCCTGACTTGTTCGGCTTTGTGTGCCACTTCCATTTCACGTTGCCGGCAGCTCTGATTAACTGCCTCCTTGTGAAGATCGGCTTGTTGCCTTATGCCTTCAAGTAATCTTTCCTGTCTATGTAATTCAGCTTCCTTTCTGGATAATTGCTGCTCCCATTCCATCAATTGTTTTTCAGACGTTTCTATCTGTTTTTCGCGTATGTCAAAAGCGAGTTGCTTTTCAGCAAGGTCTTGCATTGTTTTAATGGCATCAGCTCTGCGCTGATTATATTCTTCCCCCGCTTTCGTACGGGCAGTGACCGCATTATCATGCGCTTTTAATTGTGCTTGAAATTTATCGGGATCTGATAATAGCAAATCCATCAAAGATTTGCGCTTACCGCTCACCATCATTGATACCATGTTGTGCATCCCTGATTGTAGAATCAACTACTGCAACTTGATGTCCTTCGTGCACACCATAGAAAATGCGTTCACCACCATCAATAAAATGAAAATTCGGATCAGCAATAGGATTTTGCCCAAAAGCTAAACAACAATCAGCTTCAGCTTTGATGCATATAAATCTTGTGTGAGGTGGAAATTGAGCACCAGCAATCGATTCATGCGTAATGTCAATAGTTTGTTCTGCAATTGGAGGAGTTAAAGGTGCGCCAACCAATTGATTGTTGCTATCACGAGCCATATCACGATAGCATGTAACGTACAGTTTCGGAATCATCAGGCTATCCTTACTTTTCTTTGATGTCTGATTTTATCATAACGCCTTTCATTATCTTCAAACAAGTCAGTTAATGTAACTGTGCACTCATTTGGATCTGTAGAAAGTATTTTTGGCTTTTCAGGGTCCGGTAACAATGGGTGACCTGAAATCATCTTATCCAAAACTTGACCTAATAAACCCAACGCATCAACTTGGTCATCAGTTTTACCAGCCGGGAAATTCAAAAGTTCACGCTTAAGTTCATGGAACCATGGCTGGGATATGGGGAAATAAACTTTACCCATAGCCATACGGCCCCTGATTGACTGTGCCCTAGTTTCTTTTGAACCCCTAGCTGGAAAATCAGCACGGGCAATATATAAATGGCGCTCCATCAAACGCCTATTTAAAAATGGACCTACACCTGATTTAATTTGCCCAGTTTCTTCAGCCCAACCTAGTGGTCGCCATTTTTTGACTAAATCACAGAACGATTCGACCCAAACATCTGATGAAGTTCTTTCACGCCATAGATCAAGTATGTAAATATTATGTTCAGGGTCTACACCGGCTACGATATGAACTGTGTAATTGCCGCCTTCATCAGTCGTAGCATAGTCACTGGCACCATAAATATGTAAAGTATCACGGTGAGGAAGTGATAAACGAGTACCTTCACCATAAGGTCTGAGCCATTCAACCTGAAAGAAGTTGCCCGTTTCAGGTGCAGGGCGTTGTTGGAATAGAGCAGCCCAGCTTCGTGAATTTAATTTGAATGGAGCAAAATGTTCTTTGCTAAACCATTCCGGCCAAAGTACATCACCTATACTACGCTGCAAAATATCGTCTTCGCGTTCGGCTTCAGCCGGCAAACAAACTACATACCAGTCATTACCATCCTGACCTTTAATCCAACCTGATTCACCATTGTAATCAAGAGGTAAAATCCGACCGGCCGGGTCATCCTCATGCCATCTGGTAGTAATGCCAACTTCCCAACCACCCGGCTTTTTACGGGTCATCAAATCGTTAATATATGAATCCCACGTCTTATCCCTGATAGTTTTAGAATCGGCTTGTTCACGCCCTTTGATTAAGTCATCCCATATAACACCGTCAACGCGGTTGCCAGTGATGCCGGCTCCAATACCCATAGCAATCCATTCACTGCCATTGGTAAGTGTCCATTCATCTACGGCTTGGCTCTCTTGAGATAACTCAGTATTGAAAATACGCTTATAGATAGGCTGCCTTACAACCGATCTGGCTCTGCGTCCGAATTTTTTAGGAAGGTCACTACCATAGGATGCAACAATTGTTGCTCTGCCGGGGAATCGCCCCAAATAATGAGTAGGAAATACAATACTAGAATAGGTGCTTTTTGCACTTCCTGGCGGCATCAAACCCATTAAGCGTCTGATTTTACCGTCTTCAATATCTTGAAGGCATTTCAGCCATAAAACATGATGTTTACCAAAGGCGCTCCTTATTGGTACAAATTCTTCCTTTTCTTCAATAGAAGTATTAGCAGGGGCACCCGGTATGTCAATTGACGAGGCATAGGTCAAAAGATCACTTCTTGCCCTCTGCCTTTTCAGGCGTTCAGTTTGTAACCCCCTCAACTCTGTTGAGAGGGTTTTTAATTCACTCGTTGGATCATCTAACATTCATCATTCAACTTAAAAAAGCTTTATCAGCCCTGTGTATTAGAATGAAGTTAATTATATTTGCGAATATCAGTAGGACGTTTGTCACCATCTTCAGATGATTCTCTCGTAAGCTTCTCAACCCGATTGAGAGTATCTGCAATCCGTTTATCCAAAGATTCAGCATCTAACTGACTTGGCTTTGCATCCATATTCTGATTTATATTGACCGTTGTAGCAGCCGGCTTGCCATAGCCCCGATCCCATAACATTTGAATAGCTTGCAGTTTGGCAGAGTCGGCTGAGTCTGGATTATCCAATATGGCAACTAAGGCCCCCATAGCCTTAGTTGCCATCTGACGAGCAAGATCTTGTAAGTCCCTTGCTTCTAAAGCAATCGCTTTACGACGATTTTCCTCAAACATTTTAAGCTCCGAGTCACGCTCATACCGTTCCTTTGCCCTATCAAGGGTAGCCTTTCCATAATCAGGCAAACCTGCCATACGGTCACGTTCCCTTTTATGACCATAGCAGCTTGGATCAGGCTTATCCGAAAACAACGATTTTAAATGTTTACGTTGTTGCGAATAAGTCTTTGGTATGCCCTTGGTCAAAACACCAGTTGGATGATCTGGCCTTTTAGTACCATGCCCACTTCCTGGACCGCCCATTAGTTTCTAACCTCAACTGATTTGGCCCGAAGCCATCTTAACATTTAGGATTACCGCTTCCCTATTTGGTGCCCTTTTGTATGCCCTGACATACGCAGCACGCCTTGGCGTTGACTGCCTGTATGCCCAAAACCATGTGCACCAGCAGAACCAGTTGTAGGGAATATATGGGCTGTCTTTGGAGCTGGCGGGTGATGTTCAGCTTTACCTGAACCTTCGGAATGATGACGGCCAGTACCAACATTACCTACTTCTTTGCCTTCCCCACCTTCACTGTAGAGCGGATGATCGTATTCCATAGGTCTGAGATCGCTGCTATGACCTACAGCCTCACCTTTTGGACCGTGGTATAAACCACTGTGAGCATCCATTTGATAGCCGCGCTTACGGCTTCCTTTACCTTCAACCCCATCCCTTACCGTAGCTTCATTGGTATGAGGCGTAGGTTTGTTGTAACCTTCCCCAGCCGCTGGCGGCAAAAGCTTCTGTTCTTTGCCTTTACCACCATGAGGTGTAGAATCATATTGGCCTGAACCGTATTTAACCGATGAGCCTTTGGTAACAGTCCCTTTACCCATAACTTTAATCCTTTTTCTTTCGTGACTGGCCTGATTCGGAAAGTGAAATGGCTATTGCCTGCTTTCTACTTTTTACAAGCGGCCCTTTTTTAGACCCTGAATGGAGCTGCCCATGCTTGAACTTATGCATCTCAGTATGGACGACTTTTTGTTTTTGAGCTTTGGTGCGTGTCGGACCTACGGGCATTCGTCGTCGTCCTTTACAATAGTTGCAACTATATAAGAATTTGATAAATGCAATTTGGCCCCCCAACGAATCTGGATTGGCTCTTCTTTTCTTAATTTAAGTTTGATAAGGATTTTGTCAAATAGTTTTTGCGCCTTGTAGATGCGCATTCTTAACCTAAGATCATAAATAATATAATGGTACCATCTAACGGTCATTAGTCTTTAGCTATCAATGTGGCATACATGCCTTTTATGCCTTTGTTCACCACACAGGTGATACGATCACCTTCTTTAATATCATCGACGCCTGATTTTTGAAGTTGTTGTTTGTGAACGAATACATCAACCCCAACCCCTTCACACATTAAAAATCCAAATCCTTTTTCATCTGAAAACCACTTCACCGTGCCGCGTACTTTTACTTGAACTGGATCTGTCATAATTCAACTTCATCCTCTTTAATCACGGCTACCGCTGCCAGATCCCCCTCATCCAGTTCAACTGGAACGGACTGGCCTAACATTTGAACTAGAGCACGCACCCTTTCATTAGGGCGCATTCCATCATAAATGGCAATATACCCTTCCAATGGACCTTTGACAACTCTCAGTGTTTCACCTTTTCTAAATTTCAATGGTGCTGGAAGCATGACAAAGCCCTTTTGATCTTCCTTTGATTTTAAATCAGTTATGATCCGCTCAGGAACCTGGGCTGGCTTCGATTCATTCATGATAAGTCTGGTGACCCCTCTAGTACCATTAATTGAGTGCCATTGTAAATCTACTCGGACAAATATGTATCTTGGAAATAATATTTTTACCTTAATTTCTTTGCCTATTCTAGTAATATACCTAGGCAAGTACGTCTCAAAATTTTGACGTACTAAATTGAACTGAGCTATGCGCTCAGATGCCGCCTTTGTCATTGCCACAGCCCAATAAGACATCTGCGATTTCCTTCTGTATGTTAAATCGCAATAAGCTGTTGAGCCATTAATTAAAAAAACCGTATAATATAAGGGGTTGTACAAACTTAGTATCAGGTGCCCCATGATGGGACAACGGCATTTTATCAGAAATGGGAAAAAACCCTCAGGCAAATACAAGATACACTGCACCCAAGGACAAGGCAGTGTAGTAGTGGCCGAATGTTCTACCCTAACTTTAGCTTTGACCAAAGTAGAACAATTAAAGGGTCAAGGAAGTTTCGCTATTCAATACCCCGATGGCCGATGGCATAAATGGGCAACGTAAATGTCAGTAAGAAATGAATTGATATTTGACAGTACGATCCTGCGTGGGGTAGTTGGTTCTACCGTGCATGGTTTAGCGATCGAAGGTCAAGATGACCGTGACGAAATGGGCATATTTATAGAACCGCCCGAAGCCGTATGCGGTCTTAGTCCAATAGATCACCTAATACAACGGGATCAACCTGATGGCGTACGCAGCCAACCGGGCGATCTTGATCTGACCATGTATAGCCTGCGCAAGTTTTGTAGGCTGGCTACAGCAGGTAATCCCAGTGTCATCCTTCTGTTGTGGTTGCCTTCCTACACAACTGAGACAGATACAGGACGCCAACTCATCAATCTACGGCATCAGTTTATTAGCAAGGAATCAGGCAAACGATTCCTGGGTTATCTGCGTGCGCAAAAAGCGCGCTTGAAAGGCGAAAGTTCACCTAAAGTCAGCCGTCCCGAACTTGTTGAAAAATATGGCTACGATACAAAATTTGCTATGCACGCCTTGCGTCTGGGTCTTCAAGGTATTGAACTCCTTCAAAATAAGCATCTAAGCCTGCCTATGGAAGAACCTCCTTTAACATTGCTGCGCAATGTGCGTCTTGGTAATAAATCCCTTAGTGAAGTATTACAACTTATAGAAACGGCCGAAAACTATTTACGTACATTAATCAATACGTGTTGTGACCTCAAAGTCGATAAAGATGTCATCAATAAGTTCATGGTAGAAGCACATAGAAAGCATTGGGGATGAAAGTCACTGCCATCACCCCGGACCAATGACGTGAGGTAGGGATGCCTGAAGCAACAGCCGAACTCCGCAACCTGATGAATGAATACTTCGGTGATCCTATTGATGACAGTGGGCCTTACCAGTTCTTGACGTCCCTTGGTTACACTGAGGAGGCGGGGCTTATCCGCCCGCCACCTGATTTCAAGGAGTTTGATTCTGACCGTACCAAAGAGTGGCACTGCGTCATGTTCTTAATACAGGAATGGGATTACGCATGGAAAGCACCACAAAGCCGGAAGCGTCTGAATGACTAAAGTCTATGAAATATCACACGTAGATACGACAGAAGAAATACTCCAGTCTAGTGCAGTGCCTGGATACAGCATGAAAGGCTGGAGGCGTTTCAGAATCAATTACCGGGAAAAGGGAACGGACTTTTCTAACCTTGAGGGTACGTTATACTTTCCTCCGGGGTTTGATCCGTTTCCTTTACTTGATGAAGTCTGTGATAGGCTGAATAACGTCAACAGAAGAGATTAAGTATGACTTTTGTAATCTTAGCGACTGTTATCATATTAGTCATATGGCATGTAAGTAAATTAGATACTTATTATATCGAATTTACTGGCACAGGCTATTTCGTATGGCAACGCAAGTTTGGTGGGTATAACGATTGCAAAGGACTTTTTAAAAGCGAAAAAGAAGCAAAAGAATTCATTGAAAAATTAAAAAGCGACCCGCCACGTACAATAGAAGGCTGACATGGCACTGTATCCAAACATTACACCAGTTCATGAGTTAAACGGTGTATATGTTAAACGGGAAGATTTGGCGTTTTGGACAGACCTTGAATATCCGTCGGGTTCCAAGGTTCGTCAATATTTTCATATGGCCGGTGGTGTGGAATGGATAAATGGCTTTTATGAAAATGGCAAAGAGCCGCCATGCATTGTTGGTTGCAGCGCCAACAGCGCACAACAAATTTATGTAGCGGCCACTGCCAAACTTCTAAAAACTAAGGCAATCATCTATGTGCCCGCGCGGGCACAACGCACTGCCGCCACTAAATACTGCGAACAAATGGGCGCTGAGATAAACGAAGTACGCCCCGGATACCTGAGCGTTGTGCGCAAGAAGACCCGACAACGAGTCGTTGATTTAAAAGACGTGGTGCAGTGGGATCGCCCATTGGCCATACTCGATACTGCCAAGCAATGCGTCAACCTGCCACCGGGCATTAAACGCATTATAGTGCCCAGCGGTAGCGGTCTAACGGCCGCTGGCGTACTCATAGGCACCGCTGGGACGGGCATACAGGTGGTTGTTGCGGCTACGTCACCTATGACCGGCGCAACCAATATCATGACCCTAGCAACCCGCTATTTGCCCGATAAAAATAGTAATCTTGGACCTATAGAATTCATTCCACCTAGTGTGCCATACGATAAGTATATCATTGACATACTGCCTGATGGGACGCCCCTCGATCCATTCTATGCCGCTAAGTCATGGCTACTCTGTAAAGAGGGCGATCTATTTTGGCCACCAGGGTTGCGCCCTGTTAGGGCTATGCCGGAAGACTGTCAAAAAGTATTCAGCATATGGACCGGACCCAATGGCATTCATACCAGCTAACCCAGATGAAGGGGAAAAGTACGGTACTGATCTAGAGGAATCTATTTCTATACTTAAAGAATATTTATATAAAACCGACATGGTTG